TAAAGCGTATTTCATACTGCTTTTTCTCCTCTTTGCTGAGAAGTGCTTTCGACATTGACTGCTCCCATCGCACGATCCATGGCAAGAGACTGTACATGACATAGTCAATGCTCATCTGCTCGATATTGTTGAATGTCGCGCGTTCCAGATCCTGCACCAGATGCGGCGGCACACGGAATATCCTGCATATCTCCTCAACTGTGAATTTCCTTGTTTCTAAAAGCTGTGAATCCTGCGGTGAAATTGATACAGGCGTAAACTTCATGCCCTCCTCTAAAATTGCGACCTTGCCTGCATTTCTGCTTCCGCCGTATACGGCATTCCAAGATTCACGGAGCTTTTCCGGATTTCGTATGAGACCCGGATGTTCCAGCACACCGGAAGGTGCTGCGCCGTTTGCAAAGAATCGGCTGGAATACGTCTCGGCGGCGATGCCTGCACCGACTGCATTCCGGCAGGCGGCAATCGAACTGAACCCGACCAGACCGTCATAACTTAGTCCCGGAATGTGCAGTACATCCTGCGGCATGAGAATAACATGACTCTGTTCCTGATTCGGCGGTTCGCGGTCAAAACGGTAATATCGATAAAACAGTCTGCCGCTGTCATCACGCTCCACACGCATCCTATTCGGCATCAGTGGATACAGCCCAAGCACCTCACCTTTTCCATTTCGCAGAATCTGTGCATAGGCATTTCCGAACAGCAGCAGATGCGTCATAAGCGTCTCTCGGAAAACATAGCTTGTCATTTCGGGATTCGGCTCGTCATGCAGCAGAAAAAGCAGCGGATGTTCTTCCGCTTTTTCACGATTTCCTGCTGTCCCACGCTTATACAGATGCAGCGGCAGACTCGCCACAGATTCCGCAAGCACACGCACACAGGCATAAACCGCGGTCATTTGCATTGCTGTATGCTCGTTAACGTGTGTACCCGCTGCGGACTGCCCGAAGAAAAAGCGGTAGCCCGAACCTGCTGCACGATCACTGTTTTTGTGTTTAAAAATGCCTTTCAAGATATTCATCGAATCATCTCCTTTCAGTGTTGATAATCTTACTGTAGTTTTATTCAGTCATAGCAATCACCCCCACAAAAAATCAAATAAACAACAGGCCTCTGCTTTCATAAATCGACTCTCCGGCTGAAATATCATTCCGCACTGCTCTGTCAAGTGCCATAACCAATGCGACCGCAAGGTCAACTTTTTCCTGCGCCTTTGCTTTTGAAATTTTGATATTGCCCGCCGGATCAGTCTGTATGACAATATTGTCCATGCACCAGCGCAGGACAGGATGACCACCATGTGCAAGTTTCTGTTCAAGTGTCATTTTCATCAGTTCCTTAGTCGGCGGACTCATGCTTGCAAAGCCCTGTCGGAAGCTGACAACAGTCATCCCCTCGTTCATAAGACGGTTCACCAGCATCTGACTGTTCCACGGATCATATGCAAGTTCCCTGATCTGATATATCTCCGCAAGCTCCCAGATTTTCTGCTCAATGGCTTCATAGTCCACGACATTGCCCTCGGTGCTGAGAATATATCCCTGCCGAAGCCAGAGGTCATAATTCACATGATCTTTCCGGCTTCGGACTTCTATTGTTTCTTCCGGTACCCATGCAAACGGAAGAATGCTGTACTTCTCATCATTTCCGTATGGTGGGAACACCAGAACAAGAGCAGTCAGGTATTGCGTAGATGACAAGTCCAATCCTGCATAACAGGGTCTGCCTTTCAGCTTTTCAGCATCTACGGGAAATGCACATTTATCCCACTGCTCCATCGGCATCCAGCGCACCGCCTGCTTTGTCCAGATATTCAGACGAAGCTGTTTGAACACATTTTCCTCAGACGGATTCTGCATAGCTGATTCACAGGCTTCCCGCAGATTGTCCTCAGAAAATGTTATACCAAGTGACGGATTTGCTTTGTGCCATGTTTTAGGATCAGTCCAGTCATCATCTGCGTCAGCGGCGAATACCACAGGGTATATTGTTGAATCTGTTTTTCTGTCATGCAGGATATCTTCCGCTTTCTGAAACAGCTCATAGCCGATGCTGTGAATATTGTCCCCGGCTGTACTGATGATGAATTGCAGCGGCTGCCGTCTTGCATCGCCTGAACCTTTTGTCAACACATTGTAAAGATCGGGATTTTTCTGTACATGAATCTCATCCACGATCACGCCATGTGCCGAAACGCCGTGTGCTCTGTCAGCCTCAGAACTTAACACCTGATAAAAGCTGTTGGTAGGCTCAAAAACAATACGCTTTCGTGAATCCAGTATCTTGCAGCGTTTACGGAGTGCAGGGGAAAGTCTTATCATATCTGCTGCAACTGAATACACCAGTGAAGCCATCTGCCTGTCCGCTGCTGCACCGTATATTTCCGCTCGCTGCTCACCATCCGCACAAAGCAGATACAGAGCAACAGCGGCGGCAAGTTCACTTTTCCCTGCTTTCTTTGCAATGAAAATTATCGTCTGTTTGAACTGCCGTGTCCCGTCCTCCTTGATGATACCGAACAGGTCACGGATTATGGTTTCCTGCCAGTCCAGCAGTCTGAACGGCTGATTATAGAACGCACCTTTCGTATGCCGCAGACACTGAATGAAATTCACTGCATGGTCGGCTTTTTCCTTGTCATAATGTGAAGTCGGCAGCATGAATCTTGTCGAATGATATACATATTTTTTGCTCACTGCATCACGCTCCTTAAATTTTCAGCAGCTTTTCCATCATATCATCCTGCGGATTGCCTGTGACCACTTCGGTGCTGTTTGCAGCGACAGTGCTGTTGTTGTTTTGCCCTCCTGCAATTTTTCTGCAAGCGGCTTTTTCTTTCTGCCTGCGCCGGTACGTGCGCCGCCTCTGTTTGTTCCGTCTTTTGCCATATATGCTCCTTTCCGCTGCTGTAATATGCGGCATTTTATTTTCTTCGATTCTGCGTTTTTTTAGTGCATAGGCATCATCCTTTCTGTAGCTGCAGCGTTTGATTTCTTTGATTTACTTTGAAAAAATCTGCGGAGAAATCAAACGATTTTGAAGTTTTTGTAACGAAATCCATGCAGTTTCCGCATTGTACAAACAGCGTACCTGCGCGATTTTCAGTACATTTTTGCAGCGAAATACCCCTACGGATTCCGCAAGGGTCAATAGGGTGTTTGAAAACTGATTTTTGCACACGTCAGGGAGCGACGGTCTTGAAATATCCCGATAATACGATAAAAACTCCCCCTCCCATCAGAGCAGAGATTAACGAAATTGTAATGAAACTCCAATGTTTGAATTCGTTTGATTTTCTTTGAATTATGTTTGATTTTTTTCAAACGGAAATCAAAGTTTTTCAAAGAAATCAAACGCTTTCTGTGCCTTAACTGACTGCTTTTTGAGTGGCAATGATAGTTGTACTGAACCTCTGATCTCCACCACCGCAGACGATGTGAACCAATCACAAGTACTGATCCGGTGAGGTGCAGCCATTATGCTACATAAATTGAACATCACCTTGACACGGAAAATCGTCCATGATAAAATAAGAGTAGATTTTATACTATTTTTTGCCCTCACTTTTGCTGCTGAAATGGCTTGGATCGTTAGGGTGACATTAGGTTAAGATTTTAGAAAACAATGCTTTAAATGCATATTTTGTCATTTTGTTTGACACAAACTGTTCTTTGTACCTATTCCATTTTATCTGTTTACAATAATCAGTTAGGATACGCAACTAACTGACCACGAGTATTCATGATATATTTAAACGCTGAAAAGCATCGTATAATCGGCACTTTTGCATCAATTGCAGCGTAAGCTGACTGTTAGGGAATTAGGGTGATTCAGGCAATTCCTTATTCCTATATATAACAGGTATAATCCAATATCATATTGAATTAAACCATTGCATATGGAGAATATAGTTTGCTCTAACATACCTAATGCTTCGCTTGTATCGGGATGGGAATCTCACTGTAAGGCAGGTGCATATTCAGCATCTTCTGATACTCTTGAAAACTCATTAAGCCAGATTGGCGGAAGAAAATAGTGCTTTACATTTCCGGGAGATTTTGTTTTAATCCGATTGTCATATGACATCATTCTGCTCAGAACCCTGCCAACTTGTGCCGGTGTAATACCTCTGAGACTGAGGTGTGAAATTAGCTCACCTGTCTTTCTCCATCCCCATTTTTCAACCGGAACATCCCACATAAGTCCTTCTTTGATTTCCAGCTCTCCTGCCAACGGCTTATTGAACTGCACATTGCTCTTTTCAAGTCTGCTGCGCTCCTCGTCTGTCAGACGGAACCCTTGCGGATCCGGAAGATACATAGTTTCGTACACCTGTGTCCAAAGCTGCTGAAACCACATCTCATCTAATTCTTTCAGTCTTTCCACATCAATGCTCTGTGGCTGTATCACCCAATAGCGGCGGCTTCCGGTTTCATCATTCAGAAATTCCTTCGGATTGACAGTTGCGCAGAAACTTGTACGGCGCGGCTTATTCACTGCCACCTTCGCATAAGGCTGACGATAAGTATCCTTCGATGCGGTCAGAAATGCTTTCAATGCACTTTGCTCACGCTTCAGAGTGGAATCCAGCTCACCAAGCTCTGTGATCCATTTGCCGGTGCCCTGAATAATGCTGTCCTTGTTATCGAGATCAAGTGTCATGCCCTCTGCGAACCATTCGGATTTCATAGAGAGCGTTTTGAAAAAGAATGTTTTTCCCATTCCCTGCGGAGCTTGCAGAACAAGCACACCATCTGCACCGTAAGGTTTCTCATCGCTGTTCAATGCCATTGCAACGCACTGATGCAGCCATTTTTTGAGATATATGAAACTGTACTTTACATCACATTCACGGCTATCATGATTATCCTTTTCAATTTCTGCTTTGCTATTCTCCGAACTGCTACATAAAACGCCGAGGATTTCAGCCAGAACATTAATACGGTCAGCACCGTCCCACTGCACTTCAGTAAGCATATCATAGATGGGATTGAATCGGTTTTCATCCTCAATCAGTACAAGTGCATCATCAATTACCTGTCGTTTAACATGTATTCCGCGTCTGGAGAAATAGTCGATCAGAAGAGTCGGCAGCGTATTAGGTGCATTTGACTGTGAATACTGCTCCGGCATTCCTGTGATATCAACATAGCCGGTAATGACATTCAAGCGCACTGTTATCCCCATATCTTTCAGCGCTGCCTTAATATCGTCACTGGTTATGAATTTCTTTCGTTTGACGTTTCCGACTACTCCGGTGCTAATGTTATCAACAGAGGAAGTACCGCTGTTATCAGCATCAGAAGCAGGTGAAATGTTCTTAAAATCATATACCGCTGAATCGGACATCTCAAACTCTTCAGGCGGAAGATACAGCGGATCATGCTCCACAGTGCGGTGATAGAATGACACAGCATTACGCCATATGCTTTCAAGCTCTGAATCATCAAGCGGCACATCGCAGCGTTCTGATGCAAGGATATACAGATGATACGCTTTCTCCGAATCCCCGAACCGTTTCAGCACTTTGCCTGCATAGGAAAGCAATGTTGCATTGCGAGTACCGGAGGTAATGATGTCGGGAAGATATGCAGCATTGAAGATATATTCGTTGATCAGCGTATCACCTGCGAAGTATTCCACTCTGGGCGATTCCACACCAAAGAAGAAACGTGCGCCATCGATAGCGTTATCATCAAATGCAGGGAACTTCTGCTGCACTGCTGCTTTCAGCTTTTCATATGCGGTGACATTCTTAATTTCATCCATTGGAAAGTACACATGAAACCGAGGGCGTGCAGGCAGGCCGTTCTTCACCTTCATATGATTGCGGCTATACACAACATAAAACGGTACATCCGTAAATGCTGCTCTGACATCCTCCGGTGATTTCCATTCGCTCTCCGGAACATCGCCTTCC